GTCTTTGAATGCGTAGAACAGAGCGCCAGCAGCAACCACAGCCGCACCGATTGCGGCGAACGGAGCGAGGAACGCAGCAGCCATAGCAACGCCAGAGATGGCAGACGCTGCTGTCATCCTTGCCAATCCGCCAAGCCACGCCAGAGACATTGCACCAGCTTGGGCAATCCCAACAGCAGCTGCCCTGATCAGACTGCCAATCGTTACCGTGCTTGCGACGACAGCTGCACTGCCGATCCGCATCAGCCCAGATGTGCCGACTGTCGCAAGTCGTGCAAGCGAGCCGCCGGATGTGGTGCCTGCCTTGATCAACGCACCGGATGTATTCGCACCAACGGATATTGCAGTGCTGCCAACTGTGGCGAGTGCAGTGCTTCCAGTGACGCCAAGTCGCAGCAATTGAGTTGAGCCAGTTGACGTTAGCCTTGCAACTTGAGCGCCGGCGATTAGAGCGTTGGTCGTTCCAGAAACGCCAAGGCGAGCCAATGCTTGAACGCCAATTGCGGCAGCACGCATATTGCCTTCCGCTGCCCTGGCGACTGTCGCTGAAACTACAGACACAGTCGCGGCAACTTGTGCCGTCGCCATTGACCCAGCGTTGGCGGCTGACACGGCAATGAGTGCGGTTGATTTTGCGGAGTATCCTGCAATCATTGCCAAGGCAGACCGCGCAAACGTCGAGACGCCAACAAGCGCCGTTCCGGTCATTGAAGCCGCTACTTTCACTGATGCTGTCACAGCATCAACAGCAAGCGTCCCGAATCCAGCTGAAGCCTTGGCGAGAGCAACTCCAGACTGCGTGGCAAACGACAGGACAGAGCCAACACCCTTTGCGGCCAATCCGCCAAGCTGACCAGTGCAGTTCTTGAACGAGTTTGCAACGAACAGCGTGGACTGTGCGGTAGCGTAGAGAGGCATCAGCGCAAGATTCGCTGCCTTGCCGATACCGGCGAAGCCGAACGACGTCACCTGAAGCGAGATGCCAAGCCCAACCAAAGCACTACCTACAGCGACGGCAGCCACGGCGAACTTCGCAAACGCTGCGACTGCTTCCTTGTTGTCCGTCGCCAGTTTCGTCAACCCGTCAATGAATCCCGTAATCAACGGCACGACGCTGGCGAGAGCCGGAGACACGGCATCAGTAATCGCAATCGCCATGCGTTGCAACGCAGCCAGCACGCTGCCGAACGAGCCAGCTAGTCCAGACATTACCAGCTTGTATTTCTCTCCCACCGGAAGAGCGGATGCCATCGCCTCTCGCATCTTGGTGAATCCATCCACGCCTTCAGAGGCAAGAATCGACGCGGCACGAATAGCATCAGCACCAAAGATGCGGCGGAAGATGTCATCCTTCGCCGTCTGGTCAAGCCCGCCCATTGCCTGAGTTAGCGTGCCGATGATTTCCACCATCGGCTTCATCTGCCCGTCAGCACCACGGAACGAGGCGACAGATAGCCCGAGTTGATCAAGAGCACCAACGGCATCGTCAGCCGGTGCCATCAGACGCATCAGCATCGTCTTCACGCTGGTGCCTGCGTCGCTGCCCTTCACGCCGTTGTTGGCAAGGATCGCCAGCGTGGCAGACAGATCCTCAATGCTCTGCCCTGCTAGGCCGGCAACGGCAGACGACATCGAGAACGCTTCAGACATCTGAGCGATTGACGTGCTGGACGCATCCGCCGCAGACGAGAGAGCATTGGCAGCGACGTCCGCAGATACCTTGAACACGTTCATGGCATCGGACATCACCACAGCCGCCTGGGCGACGTCCATGTCGCCAACCTTGGCAAACTCCATTGCCGTCTTTCCAGCACCGCCAAGCACCGTATCAAGCGACATGCCCGCCTTCAGCAGCTCAAGCATCCCTTGAGCGGCTTCTGTCGGCCCGACGCCGAGAGCCTGCGACATCGCCATGGAAGACGTTTTGATCTGGTCAATCTGCGCCGCAGTCGCACCAGTGCTGGCCCGAATATTCAGCAGCGTGGACTCAAACGCTGCACCCTGCTGCACGGCAGCGGCAATCGGTGCCGCCATGCCAATGCCAGCAGCTGCGAGCTTGCCGCCGCCAGACGCAAGCGAACGGCCCATGTTGCCGAGCGACTTGTTGACTTTCGTCAGTGCCGAGAAGAACTTCCTCGGATCGGCACCGATCTCAACAAACACGCCGCCGGCTCTGACTGCTCCCGCGCTCATACGTGTTTATGCCAATCTTTGCCGAACAGCCTAGCGAGATCTTCCGGCGTGGCTTGTCTCGGCTTTGGCTGCTTGGCGTATGGGTTGAGTTTGCGAGGGTCTACTCTCGGGCTGTGCTTGTCTCTGTTTATATTGGCTGCCTGCGCCAGCAGGTTGGCGGTATGCCACCACTGATGCTCTAGGCGGCTGTCACGAGCGGCGAAGAGCTGTCTGCAAGTCCACTTGCCGGGATGGACTCCGAGGATTCCTGCGGCTTCCCAGATGGCGTCCCAGACGCTCCTGCGAGGCTCTCTATCGTCGCCTTCTCCAGACCCGCCTCCGCTCTGCCGAGCATCTCGTTCTGCACTTCGTCCATCTTGGACGCGAGAAGCCCGATCATCTTGCGAAGGCGCTGCGGGAAAAAATCGACAAGTTCCTGCTCGAGTGCCTTGGTCGCAGAATCCAGCGAATCGCCACGCAGGCCGTCAAGGAAGTCTTCCTTGGTGAGCGACTTGGCTTCGACTTGCTTGGTCAGCAACGCATAGAGGATCTCGCCAATCTTCGCGTATTGACTGCGAAGCACTTGGAACGTCTGCGAGATGTTGGCGGCATCGACCATGTCGAATGGCACAGCCTTACGCTCGCCTGTTTGCTCGTCCACGACGTCAACCGTGACGTTGTCGCGGACACGCAGGGCAGATGCGACTGTCAACGCCACCTGCCACGGCCTGCCTTGGTCATCGCGGAACTCACGCATGCCTACTCCCTCACAAGCCTCGGATCGGTCATCTTGCCCTCAAGCACGAACGTCGCCACGCCATCAATCGGGTCTGTCTCACTGATGCCGGTCAGCACGGCGAGGAACGAAAAGCCAGCAGCGCCGCCACTAACTTCAAAAGTCCCGCCCTTGTGCATCTTCTGAAACGCCGTGCCAAGGTCGCCAGCGTCGTTCAGTTCCACGCTCACCGTGCATTCGTATCCAGTGCTGTAGGTTGCCGCGTACCGAGTGCCGTATGGATTGACGTCAATGGTGCGTGCCGACTCTGTCAGCGTCACATTGCGAGCGCTGGTGATGGCTCCGCCATCAAGCCTGATGGTGCAGTCCTTACCCAGCGTGATCGCCATCAGGTGAACTCTTTCGCAGTCACGTTGAACGTGACGGCACCGTCAACCGAGATGTTTTCCGACACGGACATCACGCTGAAGCCCGAGCCAGCAGCCTCAAGGTTTGTGATCAAGCTTGTGGCGTCGTGGCATTCGATTTCCCACGTCTTCGTGACGAACCCAGCCTTCGACATCTTGCGGCCAGGAGTGCCAGTAGAACCGCCCACATTGGAGCGGTTTGAAATATCAATCGTCTCGCATTCCTCGGTGTATGTCGCCGAGATAATGCCAGCGCCAAAAGGAGGCGCTGCCCCGTCCTTGCCAAGAGAAATAGCCATGTGTGATTGTTCCTGTGCTGCGGTGAATGATTACGATGCTGCGATAGTGCGTGAACCGCTGACCGTGTAGGTCAAGATGCCGTCAAGCGGGAAGCTCTTGGCAATATTTGTCACGATGTAGGTGGCATTTCCGGTTGTCGTGCCGGATGCCGTGAACGTGCTGCCGATGGTGACGCCTGGATCGTCAACGCATTCAAGCTCAATCGTTTGCTCAATCAGAGCTTTGCGAAACTTCCGCGAAGTGTCGCCGAACTTCGTGACGTCCACGTCACTGGCAGAATTCGTGACGGTGCAAGATCGAGCGTTGCTGACGCCACCGATGTTCACGTCTTTACCGAGCGTGATGGTGACGGAAGAGGTAGTACCTGGCATTTGTGCCCTCGTGTGCGAGTGCCAGCGGTGCGGCTGGTTCGCTCACGGTATGGGCAGCGGGGTGGAAACTAGACCGGGTGTGCCGTGGCTACATCCCGCCGCCGTAGCGCAGTGCATTTCTCCACTGCTCTGGAATCTTGCCAGAAGCCACGGCGATCCTTGTGGCTCGCTCCATGTATTCCCTGCCACGCAGCTGCCGAGTGAACGTGAAGAGTCCCATCTGCGGCACGCCGTTCCTTCCACCTGCCATTGGCTGCGAGTTCGTCAGCCTGCCGTAGACCTTGCGGCTGTACTTTGACTGTCCCTCTCGAGCAAACGGCATGAACCAGTATTTCGCCGTTCCACCGTACGCCTGGAGCGAAGCGACCTTGTAGCCACGGGTTGAGCCAGGGCCGACCACCACCGTCTTGCTAGTCGTGCTGTAGTCGTACTCAATGCTTTTCCGAAGGAAGCCATCAGGAAAGCGGGTCGTTTTCCAGCTGGTGACGATGTCAGACTTTGGCACCTTGTCGATCACGGCGTACAGCTGGTAGCCATGCCGCTCGCCAATTTTGTAGCGGATGTCAGTTTTCGCCCGTGGCGCTCGCTTGCTGATTACCTTACTGGACCGTGCAGCAGTGAAGACGATCCGGCCAGCTTTCTTGAGCGAGCGCCGATTGGCGTCGTCAAGCATTTTCTTGACCTTCGGCGTGTCCCACTTGAACTTTGTCCCAACGCGGAACCGAAACGGTGCCGGGAAGAACGACGGGTCAATGGCGACGATAGACATGCCAGCCTCCTAGACAGTCGGCAGCACGTTGCTCTCAAACACCCGATAAGTCGCCGTGATCAC